CCGACGAGTGGCCCGACGCCCCGCCCGGCACCGACCCCGACGTTTCGGTCGCGGACGTGTGCGACGACCCGTGCCCACGCGACGTGGACCCGGCCGAGTGCCCCGTCGCGTGGCTCGTCGCCCGGTGCGGGCGCTATCACTTCCGCATCGTCGCCGCGCCGCCCAACGGCATCGCCTTTGAGGGCACCGACGGGCGCAAGATGGCGACCGTTACTCCGTACCTGCCCGCGTGGTTCGTGGCCGCGTGCAAGGAGCGGCGGCCCGAGATCGTGGCGCACGTCAACGCGCAGGTCGATTTGCGGCCAGAGCCGAACGTCGAAGCCGAGATGTGTCCCGTGTGCGGCGCGGACGTGAGCGACCCGGAGACGCGAGCCCTACTGGTTCACCCGCTCCACTGTGACCGGGGCGGCGCGCGGGCCGGGGTGACCGACGGGAACGGGCGCTACCACCCGCCCGAACCCCGGTGCCCGTACAAGGGGGCCGCGTGAGTCACGCCCTGTGCTGCCGCGCCGTGCACGATGACTGCATGTGCCCCGAGTGCGACGTATTTGGTTGGGAGACCCGGCACCCGCCCCGTGACCCGGACGACGGGGCCGCGCCCCTCGCCGGTGCGATTGACGGGTTCTTCGCGCTGCTGCCGGCGCGGGTCGAGCGGAGGCGGTGGGCGGTGCGGGCGGTGGCCGCGATTCGCGAGCGCGGGGTCAGAGCGCTGGTTACAGCCGGGGCGCTCCGCGTGCCGATGGAGGAACTTCCGCCCGCGCTGGTCGCGTGGCTCGCGGTGCCGGAGAACCGGGCCGCGGTCGAGGACGTGATTGACGAGGAGGGCGGCGACGGGTTGCGGCTGTACGACGCAGGTTCCCAACCCGAGAGCAAAATAGAAGTGCCGGCGCGGTCCCGTGAGAAGTTCCGCACCGGCACAGTTGGATGAGCAGACGGTAGCAGTATAGCACCCGGTCGCGGGAACCTGCACACGTCACCCCGAAATCCAGACAGCCTCAATCAGGCGAACGCAGAAGCAGAGTGGTCGCGGCGAGCGCGGCAGACGGCTGCATGGGCCGCCCCCGAGTGGGGCGAGAAATACCCGCGGTGGCGGGTCAGATAAGTGCCGGGCGGTTGGCCCACACGAACACGGCGGTAGCCAGTCCGCACCCCATGCAGAGCAGCTTCTAACCCCAGAAACTGCCTTCCCGAAAGGGAGGGGGGTTGGGGGGTGGGTTTGCCGCACAGTGCAGCAGTGAGCCGAAGGCGAACGCGGATCTTGAAACCGAGACCGCCCGTGTCGCTTCAAAGGCAGAAAGACACCCCTTGAGAGTGAGGAGGGGTGAGACGGTGGTCGAGAACCGCAAAGGGGGAGCGAATGAAAACGGCAGCGGCGCGGTGCCCCCGGTGCGGGGAGCAAGCGGAAACGAACGCGGACCACTGGCGACCGGGTTCGCCGCCTTGGGACGGGCGACCGCCCTGCGGGTTCTGCGGCGCGACCCTGACACGAACCGGAACCGCCGCACCCGAACCGGAGCCGACCGGAACTGTGGTGCTGGCGCACGAGATGCTGCACGCGGCGGGAACCGGAGGGTGCGGATTCACGAAGACGCAGGTGGAACTCATGGGGTCGGCGTGGCCGCCGCGGAAGGGTTGGTTGTCGGCCCTTATCGGGAAGCGGGTTCCGCGTGAGGTGTACGAGCGGTTTCTGAGTCTCAAGGGCCATCGAGCGAAACAGGGGGAGGCGGTATGAGCGAGCAGAAAACGTGCTTCAACTGCAAGCACTGGAGCCACGAGCGGGAAGTGCTCGACGCCGAGGGCGATGTCGAAGCGGCGATCGGCCGGTGCTCCGCGATGCCGCCGCAGATGTGTTACGAGCCGAACGGGACCGAGCACACGCGGTTCCCTCGGACGCTGGACACCGACGTGTGCGGGCAGTGGAAGCCGGACGCTCCGGTGACGCTTGACGACGCGGCTAAGGCGCTCGCGGAAGCGGTGCTGCTGGGCGACCTTACGGCGGCGCGGGCGCTGGCGGACCGGGTGTCTGAACTCTCACGGGGGGACTGAGCATGAGTGACCGGGACAAGGTGTTCGCGCGGACGACGGCGGCACTGGACCAAATGTGGGCGACGATGGCCGATCGATTGGGCGACATCCAGAGCCTCGCCATGAGGCTACAGGCGCAAACCGACCTCACGAGCGATGAGGAGCTGACGCGCGTCGTCATGTGGGCCATGACGGCCGAACTGTACCAGCGGAGCTCGCAGAGCCGGGAAGCGGGCGCACACGACGAATCACAGGGGGGCTGACCATGACCACGACGGTGCCGGGCACGATCTACAACGGGCTCATCGAGCGGGCGAACCGCGCCGAGGCCGAGCGGGACGAACTGCGCAAGGCGCTCCAGCAACTGCGGGCGCAACTGGACGCGGTGACGGCGCGGGCGGTCGAGGACCAGGCCGTGAGCGGCGAGCGGATTCGCGAACTGGAGGCCGAGCGGACCGGACTGCGGGAGAAGTTGCACGGCATCCACGGCGGGTGGCTCTGCAAGGGCGCGTGGGCGCTCGGCACGGCGTGCGGTACGTGCATGCGGTGCGTCGAGCACGCCCCGGCGGAAATCGCGAGGCTACGCGAGCGCGTCAAAGAACTGGAGGCCGCCGCGAGTCTCGACGCCCGTGTCACCGCGGCCAACGTCGGGGGCATCGTCAGCAGTGCGATTCGGGAGCGGCAGCGGACCGCGGAGGAGTTCGCGGAACTGGAAGCCGAGAACGAGCAGTTGCGGGCGGCGCTGAAGCCGTTAGCGGATTATGCAACTCGCTGGACACCGGATTGGCCCAGCGAGTTGCAAATCGACAGTCAAGCGGGGCGCCCATCTCTGACCATCGGCGACTGCCGCCGGGCCGCGGAACTCCTCAAGAGGGCGGCTTGATGTGTGTCCGAACCAGTTACTACATGGCTTGCACGGACTGTAACAACCAGTTCATTGACCCGCAGTACGGGGCGTATTTCGGTAGCGAAGACGAGGTCAAGGCGCAGGCCCGGTTGCGCGGGTGGCGAGTGGACCAACACGTCGAGAACGGCAGCGATTGGGACTTCTGCCCGCGGTGCTGGAATGCCCATTGCGAACAGGAAGGCGGTGCCTGATGCGCGTCGTGCTGACCGTCCCCGGCGTGCGGGTCCAGAGCGAGGCGAATCTTCGGTGCCACTGGAGCCAGCGGCGCCGGCGGTTCAAGGCCCAAGCGAACGCCGTGGCCTTGGCGCTCGCGTGCCTGGGCGCGGCCGACCGGGACGCGCTACGGGCCGCGAAGCGGGTTGAACTGACCCTTGTGCGCCTCGGCGGCCGGAAGCTGGACCGGGATAATCTGGCGGGTTCATTCAAGGGGATATTGGATTGTGTAAGTGCGTGGCTGCGGGTCGATGACGGGGACGAGGAACGGTTGGGGCTGAGGTGGCTGCAGGAGCCGGGCGGGGCGTATGGTGTGCGCATCGAACTGGAGGTGCCGCGATGAGCGAGTACGAATCCTTCCTGCTTCGCATCGCGGCGAACCCCGCGGACGACACGGCGCGGCTGGTGTTCGCGGACTGGCTGGAGGAGAACGGGCAGGCGGCGCGGGCCGAGTATGTCCGTGATGGCGTTGAGGCATTTCGCGTCGGTATGGAGCATTATCAACCGCTTGAGCCACAAGCGACCGAGTGGCGGCGGGCGGTGCCGTGTCCGACGTGTGATGCCACGGGTCGCATGCAATTGGGCAGGACCGAGTTGGTTCGCGGCAAGGTCAAGTTTGTGTCGTCATCCGCGAGCATAGATTGCCCCGAATGTTGGAAAACCGGCGACGCGGGCGGGCTGCTGCGGAAGCTCTACTACGTCATGCCGGACGGTCCAGTGTCACCCGGAACCGGATCGTTCGTTTACAACAGCGCGACCGGCGGGGCGGAAAAGCTGTACCCGGTCCGCGTCGAGTGGTCCCGGGGCTTCATCTCGGCCGTCCACTGCCGGCTGTCCGACGTGGTCGATGAGCGGGGCACGGTGACCGAGTGGGCGAAGGCCGTGTGTCGGTGGCACCCGGTCGAGAGGTTCGTGGTGGGCGACCGGGTGCCCTACCACAATGCCGCGGATCGGTGGCTGTGGTTGCCGTGCCCCGTGGCCGACCGCATGGACCGCGCTGTTTTGCCGAAAGCTGTTTACGATGCACTGGCCGGTGATCAGTACCAGATTCGCCGCGGCTACTGCAAGAACTACGTGACCCGCGAAGCCGCCGTCCTCTCCCTCGAAACCGCCCTCGCGGACGTGGCCCGCGGTGCAGGTTCCCCGGCGGCGGTGTAATCCTTACCCCGTGACACTGTTCTTCCTGGGGTAGGGGAACGGTGGGGCGGGCTGCTGTCTGCGACCGTGTCGAGACCGGTTAAGGTAATGGCCGTTACCTTGCTAAGCTACTGGCGATTGTCTTAAGGGGGATGTGATGGGCTGGACGACGGAGACGCCCACGAAACCGGGGTATTACTGGTGCGTTCAGGTGGGCGAACTGAGACCGGGGTTCAACGTGGTACGCGTCTGGCACGCGGGCGATGACCTCCCGTTGGTCGTGGACGTGGCCGGTGTCGAGGACAGCTACGACATGAGTCAACTGCCCGGCGCCCTCTGGTGTGGCCCACTGCTCCCGCCCGAGGGTGCAGGTTCCCCGCAGGCGGTGTAGGGTGGCGGTACTATGCCGACCGGACGACCGCGAGAGTTGACGCAGAGCATCATCGACCGGACCGCGGACCTTGTGAAGCGGTGCCTGTACGTCGAGACCGTGGCCGCGTCGCTCGGCATTCACCGCGATACGTTCAACGAGTGGTCGAAGGCCGGCTCGCGCGAGCAGCGGCGGCGGGACCAGGGCAAGGAGCCGGATGCCGGCCTTGACCTTCATGTGGCCTTTTCCGGCACCATAAAAAGGGCGCTAGCGGAGGCCGAGGGCGACTACCTGAGTTGCATCCAGGCGGCCGGGGCGGACGCGTGGCAGGCGCTGGCGTGGATCTTGGAGCGGCGGTTCCCCGAGCGGTGGGCGACGAACCGGGGCGAGTTGCGGGCGCTGGCGAAGCAGATCGCGGCGCTGGCGAACCAGGGGAGCGGCGGTGGAGTACCTCGAAAGGCTGCGAAGAAAACTGGCGCGACTGAAGTGCCGGGAAAGTGACCCGCTCGACTTCTTCGCGAGCGACCCGTCGCGGCTGATGCGGGCCGCGGGGTTCGAGCCGGACCCGTGGCAGTCCGAGTTCCTCGCCAGCAACGACCAGTTCAACCTGATGCTGTGCGCCCGACAGGTCGGCAAGTCGCTGACGGTCTCGATGCTGGCGCTGTACACCCTTCTGACGCAACCGGGCAAGCTCACCATCATTGTTGCTCAGCGGCAGGACCAGGCCGCGGAACTGCTCCGCAAGACGGTCACCGCGTTCTACAAGGTCGGCTCCCCGCTGCCGGTGTTGAGGAGCGGGCAGACGCACTTCGAGTTGCAGAACGGCGCCCGCATCCTCGCCCTTCCCGGCGAGGAGAAGGCGATGCACGGTCCGACGGCGAACCTGCTGATTATTGACGAGGCGGCGCGGGTGCCGGACGCGGTGTTCAACGCGGCGAGCCCGCAGTTGTCGGCGTCCAAGGGGCGTCTGGTGGCGCTGTCCACGGCGTTCAGCAAGAGCGGGTGGTTCTACCGGGAGTGGTCCGAGGGGGCCGGGTACAAGCGGTGGAGCATCACGGCCCGTCAGTGCCCGCGGCACACGGCCGAGTTCCTCGAGTCCGAGCGGTTACGGATGGGCGACCGGTTCTTCGAAATGACCTACTTGAATGTGTTCGGTGATGACATTATGGCCGTGTTCTCGACCGATGACATCCGGCGGGCGGTGAACGCCGACGTGTGCGGGCTGTTCGACGCGCCGGCGAGTGTTCCGGTGGGCGGCGACGTGGTGGTGAAGCCGTTGTTCGGGGGGTGATGGTAATGAGCGAGCAAGACGAGGCGGCTTGGCAAGACGGCAACCGCGCGGCGTGGCTGGCGGTGCTACAGACCGCACTGACGAACCTGGGCTACGACGACGCGGCGGCGGGTGCCGTGGCGTGGGTGGCCGAGCGCGAGCAGGCGGTTCGGGCGCTGCGTCGCGCCTGCGCCGAGTTCGGGGACAACGATTGGGCCGCCGGTCTGCACCTCGCTGACGTGGTCGAGAAGCACTTGCTAAACCACCTTGAGGCGGACCCCGCCGATGAGTGACACCGACGAACGCACGGCCTTCCTCAAGGGCATCTGCGACCAGCCGGGCGACTACACGCGCCGCAAGGTGTACGCCGACTGGCTGCAGGAACGGGGCATGGGCGACGAGGCCGGGCGCTGGCGGGCGATGGCCCCGGCGTACTACTCCGGGCTCGACCTCGGGCAGGCGGCGGACTTCAGTGCGCTCGTGGTAGTCGAGCGGCACACGATACCCAACCTTGCGAAACTCGGCTCGACTGAGTACGCCTTCGACGTGCGGCACCTGCACCGGTGGCCGCTGAAGACCCCGTACCCGCAGGTGGTGGCCGACACCAAGGAACTGTTCAGCAAGCCCCCGTTACTCAAATCGACGCTGGCGGTGGACGAGACGGGCGTCGGGCGGCCGGTGGTCGATATGTTCCGCGCGGCGAAGATCCCGTGTTCCTTGCGGCCGTTCAGCATCACGTGCGGGTCGGCGGTGACGGGGCGGACGGTGGCGAAGAAGCACTTGGTCGGGGCCATCCAGTCCCCGCTGTGTAGCGGGCGCCTGCGGTTCGCGGCGGGGCTCGCGCTGACGCCGGTTTTGGTGAAGGAGTTGGAGACGTTTCAGGTGACCGTGGACGAGAGCACACGCAACGAGTCGTTTGCCGCGTGGCGCAATGCGTCCCACGATGATATTGTGCTCGCGCTGGCCTTGGCTCTGCATGTGGCGAGTGTGCCCGCGTTCCGGGTGGACGTGTACGAGGGGTGAGAGATGAGCGAAGGGGTTAAAGCGGTGCTGATCGAACTGGACGGCATCGCGCGGGACGTGTGCCACTACGAGTACGGGTTGCCGTTGTTCACCGACGGGGCAATGGAGCGGATGTCGGAGGTAGTCAGCGGTGCCATTCGTGCCGCAGTCCTTTCCGAACGGCAAAGGGTCACCGCTATCGTGACCGCGTGCAACCCGGACACGGTGTACGCGCAGGGCTCCGACGGCGAGGAGTACGCGGGCGGGGTGAGCATGGAGCAGGCGAGGGAGTGGATTCTGGCACGGGTCAACGGGGGCGAGGGCAATGGGACTACTTGAAGACATGTCGCGTGCGTACTCGCAACCCGACCCGAACCCGTACTTGTTTGAACTCGGACAGCGCGTCCGGTTGCGTCTGGGGCGCTCTGGCGACGGCCAGACGCCGGTAGCCTGGGACGGTGCTGAATGCGTGGTTGATCGCCGATACACTACGGGCTTGCACAAAGAGCATTGGTACGTTTTGCGGCATGGAGACGGACGGCTCGCCGAGTTTCGTGAAGACGAAATCGACGCTCGGTTTGCGCGCCGGGCGATACTGACGCAGGCCAACGGGGGCAAGCAATGACGAACGAGAAGCGGTGCGGAACGTGCCGGCACTGGCGGGCGCCGGACGCGATTAGTCGTGGACGCGGCATTGCACACGGGTGGTGCGGGCGGCTGCCGGCCAACGACGAGTGCGACCCGAACGAGGAGTGCGCCGCGGCGACCGCGTTCACCGAAGACGTGGAGCGGTATCACTCCACACTGCGCACGCTGCCCGCGTTCGGGTGCGTACTGCACGAAGCGACGACGGTCAACGGGGGCGAGTGATGAAGTGGCTCATCGAACTCTTGGGCTGGCTGCTGCGTCTCCCGCCGCGTCGGACGACCGAGGACGTCCTACGGGAGATAATCACGGGTCTTGAGGACGGGACCATCGTGATTCCGGGCGAGGGGGCCGAGCGATGACGGCCGTGCGCTTCAAGGTGGGCGACCGGGTTCGGTACGTCGGCACGGTCTGGCGCAAGCTCAAGCGGGGCACGGTGACGCGGGTCCGGGAAATCCAGACCGGCAACGGCGGCCCCGTCTGCCGCGGCCAGAAGGTGTATTTGCGTCTCGACGGTGGCAGCCCGAACAGCCAAACGGACTTCTACCAATTCGACGGCCGGACGCCGAAGTGGGAAGTTGTCCCCGCCGTGGATTGGACGCTGGACGAGACGGCCAAAGCCCTGGCCGAAGCGGTGTTGAAGGGCGACCTGACGGCGGCGCGGGCGCTCAACGACCGGTTGACCGAACTGTTCAGCGAGGGGGCATCGTGACCGCGACCGACGTGCAGACGCACCCCGAGTACCTGGCCTTCCTGCGCGCGATTTGCGCCGCCCCGGAGGACGACACGGCGCGGCTGGTGCTGGCCGACTGGCTGGAGGAGCACGGGGAGCGCGAGCGGGCCGAGTTTATTCGGGTGCAGTGCGCGATCATCCCGATGTTGGCACGGGTGCCCTGCATCTGCCGCGAACTCGTGTGCCCCGCTTGCAAGAGCGACCACGAGATGATGGCGGCGGTTGCCCGAGAGGAGGGGCTATTTCGTGAATCTAAAGCGTGGCTCGCGACGGAGTGGGAGCACGTCTACCTGCCACACCGAAAGTGGACTGCCGCCCGCACCTACCCGACTCCGTGCGTGTTCCTCGATCGCGGCTTCGTCTCCCAGGTCACCTGCACGGCCGCCGACTGGCTCGCCCACGCGGACGCGCTCCACTGGCACCCGTCGCAGGGGCGCCCGATCCCGCCGACGGCGCAGCCGATCACGCACGTCACGCTGACGACTATCCCGGCCGTGGGTGACGGCGACCGGCGCAAGTTTGACATCGCTGGGCAAAGGGTCGAGATGCCGCCCGACCCGTGGCCGTACGAGCCGGGCGAACACCGTTACGCGGGCCGAACGGGGCGGTGGTATGCCGGCATGCTGTCGCTGCGCTGGCCCGGTGTCGCGTTCAAGGTGCAGAGCGCCTGGGACGGCCCCTAGCCTCCTGACCCCGCGGGGCAGGTTCCCCCGCGCCGCCCCACAATCGTCGCATGGGCACCCCCTCGTTCACCCCCGCGTTGACATACAACCCGTTCGCGATGCTGATGCCGGACGCGCGGAGTAGTCCGACGCCGACGGACCGGCAGGCGTCGGGCGCGCTGCAACTCGTCCTCGAAGCGAACCCCACGTCGCTCTACAGCTCCTACGGAAGCGGGTGGTCGGCCGACCGCTACGAGCAGTTGCGCCACTACCGCGGGATTATTTTCATTGCCCTGCGTGCCTACCGCGCGGCGATGGGCGCGTGCAAGTTCACGCTGCTGCGGCGGGTTAAGTCGGTGAAGAAGTCGCTGGCCGGTCCGGGTCAGTATTCGCGGGACAGCGAGTACCAGCCCGTTGCGGGCGACGAGCACCTGTTGGCGCAGATCCTCGAGCAGCCGGGCGGCCCCCGCGGCGCCCAGACGATGCACGACGAGTGCGGCTACCTGACCATGCAGCACTACCTCACGGGGTTGGCCCCGGCGTGGGCGCCGCACAACGCCGACGGCAAGCCGGTGCGGTTCTTCGCGCTCTCGTCGGCGAACATGACGCAGGCCATCCCGATGGGAAGCGACCCGCGGTATCCGAAGGGCGCGTACCGGTTCAGTTCGTGGGGCGCCAACGGCATGTTCGTCGCGGGCCAGTTGCGCTCGCAGGCGACGCTCCCGGGCGAGGAGGTCGGGTTCTTCACGCAACCCAACCCGTTCGCCCGCAACCTGAGCCTGTCCCCGCTCCAGGCCGGCGACCGTGAGATTGATTGCCTCGAGGCCATCACGCAGGCGCGCTGGGCGACGTTCGACCACGGCGTTCACATTGATAAAGCGTTCATCGTTCCGGGGATGGGCGAGGACGAGTCGGCGGTACTCGGCAAGCGGCTCACGCAGGAGTACGGGGGGAGCCGGAACGCCGGGCGGACCATCGTACTCGGCGGCGCGGACCCGACGGCGAAAATTGACGTGAAGATGCTCGCCCCGAACGTCCGCGAGATGGACTACGGCGCGAGCTACGACCAGGCGGCCGGCGTCGTGGCGAGTCTGTTCGGCGTGCCGAAGGAGCTCATCAACTTCGGGATGGATTCGAATTACTCAAAGGATTGGGCCGCGAAGCAACGGTTCTACGACGACGCGCTTTCGCCCCACTGCCGGAGCCTGTCGGAGTTCTTGACGCGGGTCCTGGCCCGGCCGTGGGAAGAGTACCCGGGCGAACTGCGCATCGAGGTCGAACCGCAGTTGCCGAAGAACCTCGAAACCGAAAACGACCTGTTCAAGTTCGCCGTTCAGCAGGGTTTGATTACGTACAACCGCGCGGCCGTGCGGATCAACGAAGACCCCGTGGGGCCGGACGGGGACGTGCCGGTGTCCATCTACCTCGCCAAGCAACAGCAGGCCATGCAGCCCCAGCCCGCTCCGGGGATGCCCGGCGTACCGGGTGCCGACGGGGCGCCGCCGCAACCCGGTGCCGAAGCCGCGCCGGGTGCGGAACAACCGCCCGCGGATGAGCAGCCCGCCGACGACACACCTGAGGGCACGCAGGACGCGGTGACGAACGCGGCCCTCAGTGCGCTGGGCGTCGGTGGCGACGACGCCCAGCCGGACGCGGTCGCGAAGGCACTTGTGAGTAAACCCGGCCAGCGCCAGCGGTCCGAGGGCGAAGTGTGGCAGGCGGGCTCGCGGTGGTACACGAAGACGGGCGGGCGCGTGGTGCCGGCGAAGGGGCCGGGCGGCGACTCTGCTGCAAGTGCCGGTGCGAAAACCCCGGAAAAGCCAGCAGTTGAGGTTCCGTCCCGGGACGGAACCTCCCCGCCGAAGGGCGACCACGACGCGCTCGCGGCCAAGATGCTCAATGGGCGCCCCGAACTGGCCCTGCTCGGCGGCGACCTGAAGCGGCACGTGATCAGGGGCGGGGCGTCACTCAAGGCGTTCATCGCGGCGGGCGGCCAACTCCCCGCGAGTTTGTTCGCCGAAGGTGCCAAGGCGGTTCCGGCCGCGACCCCGGTGGCACGCAAGACCGTCCTGGGCGTGAAAACGTGGTCGCGGATGAAGGCCGACCAGCACGCGGACAAGGTGGCCGCCCACTTCGGGATTTCGCGTCAGCAGGCCCACAAGCTGCTGATTGACGCGATTGTCCAAGTCGCAAAACACGCGCACAAGAACGGCGGCACGGGCAGCGGGACGGTGACGGCGAACGGGAAGCAACTGAAGGTCAACGTGGCGGGCGTGAAGCCGTCCCCGTCGGGCGCGACACCCCCGCGGCCGAGCAACCCGGACGGGGCGGGTTCGCGGGGCGCGCCGGTCGCGAAGGCGATGAACACGCTGGACGACGGGGCGGGTGGGTTCACGGTGCAGGACGGGGGCGTGTTGCGCCGAAGGAAGAAGCGGGCGCGCCGGTGCGTCGAACGGGTGCTGAAGGCGATTGCAACGGGGGGTTGAGATGGCGTTCATGAGCGGGTCCGACTTCAAGGTGAAGGCCGGGCCGGGCGTCGATCTGGGCGCGCCGCAGGCGTTCGTCTTCGTGGAGACGTTCAACGGCGCGTCGCTGCGGTACGAGGCGCCGACGCCCGAGGGGGTGCGGCAGTTAATCGACGCCTTGCGCTGCACGGCGGGCTGCGCCGAGTCCCCGAAGCCCACGGAGGGCAAGTGATGGACCTCGACCAGATGGAGCGGGACGCGGACGCGCTCGAGAACGATTGCGACTGCGGATCTCTGGGGCGGTACGGTGCGTCGCACATCCGGTGCCTTGTGGCCGAGGTGCGACGCCTGCGGGCCGAGCGGCCGTCGAGCCTGAGCGAGCTGCGTGAGAAGCTGTCCGCGGAGTGGCAACGGGAACTGGACCGCATCGAGGCGGACGGGTTCGTGGACCCGCCGGCGGGGGCGAAGTGATGGCGAGTGCGGCACCGGAACCGGTGGCCCCGTGGCGCGTCCGGTTGGCTCTGATTCAGAGGCGGATTGACTCGCTTGTGGAACGGCTTCGCTGCCGCGAGTGCGAGCGCCTGCGGGCGGAGACGGTGCCGGGCACGTGCCCGAACTGCGGGCGGGAGACGGGCGACCGGTGGCACGAGGTAAACGAGGGCTAGCACCGTGGACTACGACGACGAAGACGACCTCGTGACGCTCCCGCAGGCGGAGTTCGACGCCGCGCTGGAAGATGTGCGGGAGGCCGCGTACCGCAAGGGCGTGGAGTCCGGGCGTGAGGAGGTGCGGCGCCTGCTCGCGTTCGGGGCGGCGCTGAACGGCGACGGGCCGAAGTTCGTAAAGGCGCTCGGCGTCCTCGGCAAGTCGTTTGACGAGTCGAAGCACCCGCGGGACGGCGGCAAGTTCGCGGAGAAGCCGGGCGCCGGTGCGGGCTCTGAGAAGACCGACCGGAAAGGCGGTGACGATGCCGAACCCGCCCCGGCGAAGGGTGCCGCGCCGAAACTGAGCGAGCGCGAGGAGCAGTGGTCGGAGCTCGAGTCGCACGAGGGCGGGCAGCCGGCGAGTTACCACGCGGACCACGAGGACTACACGGCCGACCTGGGGTTCTCCGCGCCCGACGAGATCGTTGACCGGTTCCGCGACGATTTCAAGTCGATGCTCCGGGAAAAGGACGACTACGCGAAGAAGGCGGCCGGGTACGCGGGCGCCGGCGAGGAGTTCACGACCGCCTATCAGGAGGCGCGGGGCGACCTCGTGGAAGCGGGCGAGATTTACAAGGACGCGCTCGCCGAACTGGCCGACGCGCACGCCGAGGCCGAGCCCGTCCGCGCCGAACTGAACGAACTCAAGCGGGCGCCTCTGGAGGTGGACTTCGACGGCAAGCCCGTAAAGAAGCCGACCGACCCCGCGAAGCTGCCCAAGTGGGAAAAGGTGATGGAGGAGTACCGCGCGGGCAAGGCCGCCGCGGTCGAGAAGGCGAAGGAGGCGCGACGGGGCGAACTGGACGAACTGCGGGCCAAGTACGAGCCCCTGCGCGAGCGCTACCAGGCGGCGGACAGGGCGGCGACCGAGGCGCACAAGGGCGTCCGCAAGGCGAACAAGAAGATCGTGGCACTGGTCAAGCCGCTCCACGCCGACGAGGATTCGGTCAAGAAGGCGCTCGCCGCCCCGGACCCCGTGCCCGACGACGACGACGACCCGGACGACACCGACACGTACACGCCCGACGGGGACGAGCGGCACGACCTGCTCGCCGTGGCCCTTCAGCACGCTCAGGATTCGCTCGCGGACGGGAGCGACCCGCAACCCGTGCTCGACGCCCTTTACGCGCTGGGCGACGACCCGGAGCGGTTGGAGCGAGTCCTGAGCGGCGAGGAGACGTTCGAGAAGGCGCTCCAGTGGCAAGAGCACCTGCACCCACGCGGGCGCAACGGGCGATTCATCGGCAGGGATCGCATTGAGGCCGCGAAGCACGACCCGGAGCTAAAGAAGGAGCTTCGGAAAGAGGTGAAGCCGGGCGACCGGAAAAAGCTCGAAGACGCCCTCAGCGGCAAGAGCGACATCGGCAAGACGGCGAAGACGGCGGCCAAGCACGCGGCTGAGGAGAAGCGGAGCAAAATCAAGGCGGACCGCGACGAGGGGCGGGCCATCCGCAAGCGGCTCAGCGACCAGGCCATCAAGGGCAAACTCGAGGCCGACGACCTGCACGCGCTGATTCCGCACCTGTCCACGATGACCGGCAAGGAGTTGTCGAACCTGCGCGAACTGCTGCAAAACCAGGGCGTGAACTTCGGCGGCAAGCGGACCGTGGGCGAGCGCCGGGAGCGGCTGGAGGCGTGGGCGAAGGCCAAGGCGCTCGAAGCCCGCATGGACGAGCAGGGGTTTAGCGAGGACGAGAAGGCGAGTGGGCTGGAATCGGTCGGGGCGAAGGAGAAGCCGGAAGCGGCGGTGGAGGAAGAGTTCGACCCGGATACGGCCGACGTGTTCGGTTCGGAGAAACCCCGCACACTGTCCGGCGGAGACGTGGTGCATTCGTTGAGGAGCGTGGCGAAGGAGTTAGGCATCACGCCGGAAGAGGCGAAGGCGGAGTTCGACGCCGGGCGACTCAAGGGCTATCGCGTCCCAGGATTTGACACGGTCAACGTCCCTTCGGAGATGCTCGACGCCTACCGCGCCAAGTACCCGCTCAAGGCGTCTAGCGCCACCCCGCCCCCCGACCCGCTCGACGGCGCGACCATCGACCGCACCGAGCGCCTGCCCCTGCCCGGACCCGCGCAGAACCCGGCGCCCGTGCCCGACCGCGAACGGACGCTGGAGGAGATGGAGGGCGGGCCGAAGCCGGCGGGCCAGGAGCGGAGCCGCAAGAAGCGGGACAGCCTGAGCCCGGCCGAGGGCGACCGGTTCGCGGGCGTGCCGGTGACGGACAAGCCCGCGGGCGCAATACGCTCGGAAGTCGCCGCTCTTGAGCGAGGCAAGCACCCTGCGGACATGAACCCTGATGAGTTGCGAAACCGCCTTGCGGAACTGAACCGCGCCCTTTCGTCGCGTGCCGTGGTCGAAGCCGCGCAAGAGCCGCGCGGGGCGTATGACCCGGAGCGTCGTTCCCAAGTCCCTGCGAGCGCCGATCGACTTGCGGCGCATAGCGAGCACGTCGCAAAGGTGTCTGCGGCCCGCGAAGAACGGGATGACATTGCCTCCCGAGTGGCACACGCCGACCGCCTCGCGCGGTCCGGAAAGCCCGCCGATGCGACGGGCGGCATTACCGTGCATGAGCAGACGCTCGACAAGTACCTCGGCAACGCCGACCCAAACAAGGCTTTGGGCAAGAAGCGAATTGAGTCGCACCGTGCCGCAGTGGAAGCCGCTCTCGCTGCGGGCAAGCCCGTCCCGCCCAAGGTGCTCGCGGACTACCCGGACCTCGCACCGAAGACGGCATCGCAGGTCGCCGACGAGATCACGGCCAAGCGGCGAACCCGCGGCGCCCGCTCCGGTGCCGACGACGCGAAGCCCACGGCCGACGAGTTCGCGGCGGCATCGGCACCGGCCGCACCGCAGACCGCGCCCAAAGACCCGCTGAAGGACGCGGACCACCTGAACCAACTGGCGAAGGACGCGCCCACCCCGGCGGCGAAGGACGCACTGGAAGCCGCCGCGCACAACCTGCCCGGCACGAAGGGCCGCGACTACACGCCCGAAGAGCGCCGGACCGCGACCCGCGAGCGGCTGGCGTCCGCGTGGGCCGAGATCCACGACGCCGACCCCGCTGGCGCGGCGCACGTGGCCGGGGTCATGCAGCAGTTCGGCGGCGAGACCCGGCACGCGGTGGGCGACGTGGTGCCGTTCGACGGCCGCTACCACGAGAGCGACGGGGGCGCGTTCACGGGCGACATGGTTCGGGTCACGCGCCCGGCGGTCGTGGCCGCGGGCGACACGGGCACCGGGACGGCCGCACTCCGCGCGAAGGTGACGCCGAATTCCGCCCCAACTGGCCTTGACTCGCGTATTGCCACTGGCAATAATACCCCCACACCGCCGACGACCGGCGGGAACTCAACGGGGGGTGCGAGCGTGGAAGCGAAAATTCCGTCCGGGCACAAGAAGGCCGGTGACGTGGCCGGCGGTGCGGTGGTGTCCGAAGACAGCGCCGGCCAGCTCACGACGCACTTCGCGCCCGGTGAGTCGGAGCGGCAGGCGAAGAGGTTGGCGCCGGCACTGGCCCGCGCGTTGCAAGAGGCGCAGTTGTATCAGGAATCGCAGGCGGGGCTGATGCCGCTGTCGCTGGTGGCCGCTATCGTCAAGCGGAACGCTCCAAAGGGGACGAGCAACAGCGACATCCTGGCCGCTCTGGCACACGTGACCGGGCGGGACGGTGGCGACTCGTTCAAGTTCGGCATCGAGGGGCACAACCTGAACGAGACGTGGGCATTGAACCCCGGCGACAGCAAGGGAGCGGACATCCGAAGGAAAGTCGCTCTCGAAGGTTCGACGGGTCGGCACGATGCGACGCACTGGAAAAACGGTCGCGCTCTCGGCTACCTCGGCTTCCCGTACGACGACCGGGGCGGCGCCAAGGCCATCGCGAAGGTTCGGGCGCTCGCGGACGAGTAAATAGGGGGTGATGATGTTTCGGGCCGTTTTCACAGTGTCCCTGCTCGCCGCGGGGGACGAATTCATCACGTTCCGCTGCGAGGCGGACGTTCCGTTCGTCCCCTCTCCCGGGCACCAGTTCGACTTCTCGCCCCCGGGGGCGAACGGCAACCGCGTCGCCTTTGAAGCGATTGAAGCGGTCTGGCAGGTGCGCGACCGGGTGTTTGCGGTCCTGCTCGACCCGCCGGATGTGACGCATGGAAGAGATCCCGCGGCGCTGGCCGAGTGGGTCGCAGCTCTCGGCTTCGCACCGGTCCCCGCTTGATTCCACCCGCCCCCGTGTGTACAGTGGCAATACACCACACACACGGGGGTTAGCATGTCCGAATCCAGGTCCGCGCACAAGTCCACCGCCCGCACGTTCCGCCTGGGCGACGTTACCGAAGGCCACATCCGCGAAATCGTCGCCGCACTGACCGCGCGCGAGGAGAAGGCCGTCACCGACACCGAGGCGGTCCGCAAAGCTCTCGCCGAATTCGCCAAGAGTCTGCGGAAAAAGAATCCCAAGAAGTGACGCGGCGATAGTTCGCGGCAGGTTCCCACGTCCCGCCCCATCATCGGGGCATGTCCTCCCGATACCGCACCTCCTACGCGCCGCCCCCGCGGATGCTCGCCAAGAGCGTCACGGGGACCAACACGCGCGAACTCACGTTCACAAGTCTCCTCACGTTCCCCTGCATCGATCTCGACGGGGACTACGTCGCGCCCGAAGGCTGCGACTTCCGCAAGCACATCCTCGACCCGCGGATTGATCTGGAGCACGGGAACACCAAGTTGGGGATGCGCCCCGTCGCGTGGGCGCGGAAGTCCCTGAGCGAACCGGGCGCCCCGCACAGCGTTTACTGGAAGCGCATCGACTTCGGCGAACCGGGCGCGCCCGAGGTTCACCGCGTCCCCATCGGCGTCGAGTATTACGACCCGTCGGACCGCGTCAGCATGCAGGTGTTCGCGCTCCGCGAGCAGGACGTACTCCCCGCGAGCTCGCTTGAGTTCAGCCCCGTCAACGGCCACTTCCGGCCGATTGGGAAAGCCCTGATTCGGCCCGGCAACGCGTACCACTTCGACAAGGTGGACGTCCACCGCTGGACCGTGTGCGAGCGCGGGGTGAATCCCGGTGCCCTGACGCCGCTGCGCAAATCGCTCGCGGGGCAGGTTCCCACCGCCCTGAGCAAAATCCTGAGAGACAAGCGAATCAACGTCGGCGGCTCGATGCAGCCGCTGTGCGAGGTGTTGTTCAAGGCGCTCAGTGCGCCCGTGGCACCATCGACCAAGACCGTCGTTCCCCTGGGGCTCAAAGCGATGCCGTACCCGACGCCGGACGACGACGAGGACGAGGACGCCATCGTTGCGAACGAGGACGACGGCGAGGGCGTGCAGGAAGAGGTGTTGGGCGACGACACCGACACGCCGGTTGAGGACGCGGACCTGACGACGCCCGGCGAAGACGAAATCGCGGAGCAGGCCGCGGCCGACGACGACATGGCGCACCCGAGCGTCCAGGCCACGTACGAAGCGGCCGGGGCGATTGTGGACGCGTGCGAGCACCTGAAGACCGCGGCGAAGAGCACCGAGAGCAAAGAGATTTACCGCGACCTCTCGAAGATGTGCGCCCAGATCGAGGCGCTCGCCGCGAAGCTCAAGAGCGTCGGCGACAAGCACGATTCGGCCCTTCAGCAAATGAAGTCCGGCGCCCCCACTGCGGACGACACGGGCGACGAAGAGGTGCCGGAAGGCGACGAAGAACCGGACGGCGACGAGGACGGCAGCATGCCTTCCGACGACGACGGCGACGCGCCCGGCGACGACGACATGGGCGACGAAGACGAGGCGCCGAAGGGCAAGAAGAAGCCGCCCTTTCGCGCGAAGAAAGCCCTGTTACGGGACGCGGACGGTGCGTTCTCCAACATCCGCCCGGTCTACCAAAAGGCGATGGTTCGCGACGGGTGGCGCCCGACGCGTGACATGCTCGCCCCCGAGCAACCGGCCCCGGTCAAGAAGGCGCCGGCCAAACCGAAGCACGACCCCCGCGCCGCGGCGCTGGAGTCCCGAATCGACAAGCTGACCCGATTACTCAACCCCTCGTGAGGCTGACATGGCCGACAAGTACGAAGTGCTCGAGCGCAAGCTCGACAGCCTGACGAAGGCCGTCGAGAAGAAGCTGTTGACCCCGGTCGACCGCGACCGCGGCGACGTGCAGGCGGTCATCGACTCGCAGCAGGCGCCCTACGTGACGACCGGCCCCGTGGGCAAGTCCAGCGCGGGGTTCCGGCTCACCAAGGCCATCGCCGCGAAGCGGGGGCTCATCGAGGAGTCCGTCGCGAAGGACGACCTCGAAGGCGCGCGGCTGTTCACGAAGGCGCTGCGGGACGCCAATTGGCTCCCGGACAGCGTGAACGCGAAGAGCATCATGCTCCCGTTCGGGTCGGAACTGCTGCCCGAGACGGTGACGGGCCAGAACGACTACAAGGTCTTCAAGAGCATGTGGGCCGCGGGCACGCAGGGCTTCGACCTGGGCGAGGTCGAGTGGCTCGCGAAGCACCTGCCCGAGGGCAGCACGTTCAAGAAGACCGCCATGTCGTACCTCGCGGACGGCATCGGCGGCACGCTGAGCGCGCCCCCGGTGCAGGGCGAGTTGATCGAGTTGGTGCGGCCGAAGGAAGCGCTGATGAACGCGGGCGTCACCCGCGTCCCGCTCCCGCCGAACGGGCGCATGGTGTACCCGCGGCAGACCGGCCCGTCTTCGATGTACTGGGTCGGTGAGAACGTCGCGACCACCGAGAGCAACCCGACCACGGGCCAGATCGCGCTCCAGGCCCGCAAGGGCGGCGTGCTGGTCCGGGTGCCGAACGAGCTGCTGAAGTACAGCAGCGTCGCGGCGGACGCGCTCATCCGCAACGACGCGGCGAAGACCATCGCCCTCGGCGTGGACTACGCGGGTCTGTACGGGGCCGGCAGCGCGGCCCAACCCCGCGGCCTGGTGACCTACACGGGCACCAACGAAGTGATCGACTACATGGCGAGTACCCCGGCCCCCAAGGGCGTGGGGGCCAACGGCAACACGCTGCGGCCCGAAGACGGTTACCGCATGATCGGCCTCTTGGAGGACCGCAACTTCGACTTCTCGAAGTGGATCTTCCGCCCGACGATGGCGAACAACATCCAGGGCTATCGGGCGGACGCGGCGGCCCCGGCGGACGCGGCGGGCGGGTTCGTGCAGAGCCTGATGCGCGCCATCGGCGACCGCATGACCGGCGACAACTGGTGCGGCTACCCGGTCGTGAAGAGCGCCGTCGTCCGCAACAACCAGACGAAGGGCAGCGGGTCCAACCTAACCGAGGTGTTCGGCGGGCAGTGGGAGCACCTGCTGAACGGCATGTACGGCGCGGTCGAGTTCGCCACGAGCACCGACAGCGACAACGCGTTCATTCAGGACCAGACCGTGATTCGCGCCCTGGTCTTCACCGACTTCGTGCCCCGGTACGAGGGTGCGTTCATCTGGGCGAAACTGCTGCTCAATCAGGTCAACTGAGTCGAACCCTAACCGGGGGAGGGGCTTAACCTCCCCCCTCCTTCGGAGGTACATACCTTGGCTAATTTCGCGGGTGATTTGTCCGTCGCGTACGGCTGCACGGCGACGCTGTTCGCCACCAGCACGGGCGTCAGCGTCAGCGCCAACGCGAGCGGGTCGAGCGTGGACCTGTCCGCGAACGTGGGCAACATCGTGTCGGCGATCCTCGTGGTCGGCAACGCGGCCGGCACCACGCCGACGCTCGACACGTTCATTCAAGAGAGCACCGACGGCACGACGTACACGAGCGTGACCGGCGGCGCGTTCACGCAGGTCACGACGAGCAATCAGGTTCAAGTGCTCGCCTTCAAGCCGACGAAGCGGTACGTGCGGTCGAGCGGCACGACCGGGGGCACGAACCCCGTGTTCGAGGCGACCATCCTCATCGGGCCGTACCCGCTGCGGACCGCCCCGGCCAACGACGGCGGCTTCGACCTGACGAGCGCCGCGGCCAACTGACAGCAAATCCAGGGGGTGAATGGTGGGGGAGATACCGGGCTGGTTCGAGTACGCCCCGTTCTGGGAGCGGGCGGTCGCGACCGCCCCTCCCGGCTCGGCGCTGGTCGAGGTGGGCGTGTTCTGCGGCAAGAGCCTCGCGCACCTGGCGCGGCTCGCCAAGGCCGCGAACAAGGGGTTGACGGTGGTCGGGGTGGACACGTTCCGGGGCAGCCCGGAGCACCACGGCGACGCCAGCAACCTGAACGAGTTGCCCCCGTTCGCGCTGGCGGCGCTGTGCATGCAGCACCTCGACGCGGCGGGCGTGCTCGATGACGTGACGCTGATTCGCAGCGACAGTGTGAGGGCCGCGAAGTTGTTCGCCGACGGGTCGCTGTGGGCGGTGTTCTTGGATGCGGACCACAGTGAAGCGGCGGTGAGCGCCGATATCGGGGCGTGGGCGCCGAAGGTGTCGCCCGGCGGGCTCTTGGGTGGCGACGACTACCACACGTTCCCGGGGGTGAAAGCGGCCGTGGACCGGATGTTACCGGGCGCGACCGTGCCGGGGTGCTGGTGGGAAATCCAAAAGGGGGTGACGGGGTGAGCGACGAACAGAAGGCGCCGTGGGTTCTCGCGGCCGAGAGGGTGGCGAAAGAGGGCTGGAAGGCGCACCCGGAGCGGGTGAACGTGCTGGTGACGGTGTTCACCTACGACAAGACGTTCCACGGGGACGCGCTGGCGTACTGCACGAGTCTGTACCCGCAGATGGTGAACCACCCGCGGCTGAACCAACTGGAGATCAGTTACAGCCACGGCTACCCGACCGACCGGTGCCGGAACTTCGTGGTGAAGAGCGCGCGGGAGAACGGGTTCGACTTCGCGCTGTTCCTCGACTCGGACATGAAGTTCGACGCGCTCCTGGGCCGCGAGGCGGGCGCGAAGCCGTTCCTGCCGTCGAGCATCGACTTCGCCCTGGCGCAGCCGGCCCCGGTGTTCGTGGGCGCCCCGTACTGTAGCGGGCCGCCGTCGCAGGACGTGGTGGTCATGAAGCACCGGGAGTACTGCCCCGGGCAGCCCGGCGGGATGGGCAAGAAGCTGGACAAGTACACGCGGGACGAGGCGGCGGTGGCGACGGGAATCGAGCGGGTCGCGGCGCTCCCCACGGGGTGCCTGCTGCTCGACCTGCGGGCGTTCGACGTGATCGCGCCGCCGTGGTTCTACTACGAGTACGCCGACGCCCCGTTCAACACGAAACTGGCCTCGACCGAGGACGTGGTGCTGACGCGGAACGCGGACTGGCTCGGCATCAGCCAATACGTGAACTGGAACGCGTGGGCGTTCCACCACAAGGAATACACGGTCGAGAAGCCCCGGTTGTGCCCCGTGGACTCGGTCCCGCGGGCCATCTGGGAGGGCTACCGGGCCGGCGCGAAACCGAGACTCATCACCCCTTCGGAGAGCTGACAATGGCCGACAAGAGCATCCCCCAGAACACCGGCGGGCAGTACGGCGGCGCCTTCACCGGCGGCAACGTCGAGACGCTGGTGTACACCGGCGGCGGGCGCCTGTGCAAGTTCGCCATCACCACCGCCGGGACCGCGAGCTTCAGCATTTACGACGGCACCCAATCGACGGGCGGGACGCTGATCTTCACCAGCCTGACGAACGACGCGCTGGGCACCGTGAAGGACGTGCAACTGCCCATCACCACGGGCATCGTGGTCAAGGGCACGACCGGCGCGGCCGGGATCTATGTCGCCTACAACAAGACCGACGCACTCGGCCTGTAACCCACCCCCGACGCACCGCCACCCCCGCGGTGCGCCCCCTGCCCCGCCCGGCACTCACCCCGCCGGGCGGGGTTCTTCGTTCGGTGCAGGTTCCCCGCGCGGGGGGCATCCTGAGTGCGTACCCGTCACCCGCGAGGGCCGTCGATGGCGCTCAATTTCGCCGACCGTTCGGCCGTTCGGCTCGTGATCGTGCCCCGCTGCACGGCCGCGGTCGCGTCCTACGCCTCGTACCTGCTCGCCGGCACCCCAACGACGCCGCAACTCGCGTGGGCGCGCGAGGCGATCCGCAACCCCGGATTCGTGGGCGAACAGGTGTCGTGGCACGTCATCCCGTCGCAGGCGTTCATCGACGCGGGTTCGGGCATCAGCGACGGCGACCTCGATTACCTCGTGCAAACGGCCATCAACGCGCACTTCATCGGGGTGTAATTCCGATGCCGGGCACGTTCCTCCAGGCCGCGAGCGCGGCCTTCACCAACACGACCAGCGCCTCGTTCACGTCGCAGAACCTGGGCACAGCCAGCTCCGACCGGTTGATTCTGGTCGGGGTCATGCTCAAGGCGGGCGGCGCGACGCAGGTCAACAGCGTGACGGTCGCGGGGGTGTCGGCGACGCTCGTGGCGCGGCCGGGCTCGACCAGCGCCGGGGCGACCGCCCTGTACATCGCGGCCGTGCCCAGCGGGACCAGCGGCACCGTGGACGTGACGTTCAACTTCCAGGTCGGCACCGCGGCCATTGCGCTGTGGGCCGTGACGGGCTACTCCGCGACCCCGGCGGCCACCGCGACCAGCACCGCGGCCGACCCGACGGCGTCCCTGAGCGTGCCGGCCGGGGGGTTCGCGGCCGGGGTCGGGGCGACGAACGCGAACAGCGTCGTGACGTGGACCGGACTGGTCGAGCGGTACGACCCATCGACCGGTCTGACGGCGGCCGACGACACCCTCGGGGCGGCCGACCCGGCGCTGTCGATCACCTGCAACTTCCTGACCCCGATCAGCTCCACCGGCTCGTTCGCGAGCTTCACCCCGGTCCCGATCGCGGCCATCGCGATGCACCACCGCGCC